CCGAGCGCAGCAATTCCGGAAGCTGCTAAGATAGCTTTGGTAATAGTACTCGCTCGACTTCCGATCGTACTATCTTCATCGGTTTTTAAAAGGCCACCAAGCTTATCTGACATCTTTGTAAAGACGCTTGTTTTATCGCCTTCAATTGAAGCTTCTCGTTCGGCAACAGCTTGTTGATTGAATGCCTGGCTTTCAAACTTCAGTTGATCTTGGAGCGTCTTATCGATTGACGAGAGATAGTTGACTGCTACTACCAACAGTTTTTCTGTTGGCATATTTGCATTCACAGCAGGTTTTGCAACCTTTTTTGGAGCGGGTATCGTACCGCTACCAGAAACTTTTTTCTTTGCAGCCTGTCCTACCATACCAACATTATTAACAACAACCTTCGGAGCAGGTGTCAATGCACCGCCAACTGCAGTGCCAATGCCTTCAGCAATACCGCCAACAGCAGAACCTACACCTTGCGCAGCGCCACCAGCGGCAGCGCCTACACCCTTCAGCGCTCCGCCAATCGCGTTGCCAAAAAGGCCACCGCCTAAAAAGATTGCTCTACCTATTGCTGGAAGCATTATCGTCTACTTTCTATCTCTCGTTTTTGGTCTTCGAGATGGCCCATTAACATGTCGACATATATGTCTCTTTCATAAGGTATCAAGTTTTCGATTTCCGTAATCGAATACTTGTGGTGCTGAGCCAATGCAAATATCATACTATAATAGTTTTGTAGCGTAGTATGACTCAGCGCCACATAAAAAAATCTTTGAGATTATTTAACTCGATACTCCTATCGTTTCCTTCCGAGTTCGTGTAATCAATCTTATGATAAAGTTTAGGCATCTTCTCAAAGAACTCGCGAATCTTTTCGAATGAAGAAACTGGAAGTTGATCTAGGAACTCTTCAAGATCCTGAGTCGAATAGTCGGAAGCAGGAAAGATTTCGTCTTCAGTAAGAATCGTATCGATACAATTGATAATGAAGAATGTCATAAGATCGACTTCATTATCAAACTGTTGTAACTTATCTGTAATGCTTGCACTCGGATATTTCATAATCATTGAGATGTTGTCAGAGACAGAGATCTGCGAGTTGACATTCTCAGGAATATTGATTTCAATCGTATCAAGATCAAGTTCGAAGTTATAGATCTTACCGTCTTCATTGTCACGATACGACAGCTTTACGATGTTATTGACTGACTTTGCGCGAAGCTTTAAAAACAAATATTCGAGGTCGAACGTAGTTAACTTATCAACGTCAAAGTCTTCATCTTGTACACACAGCCTTAAGATTTGTTTAATCGCTCGAATAACTTCTGTGTCTTCTCCGCCTTGTTGAGAAATCAGTAGTAGCTTTTCTTCTTTCACTAAAAACGGGCGAAACAAAATCTTCTTTTTGGTTGATGGAACGATCACTTCAAATAGAGGCTGATCAATTTTTGGTAATGGCATTATAATCTCCTGATATTCATATATTATGGGTTTTCACTTATTCCAAATGCATTTCGAATAACCTTTGGTGCTATTTGTGCATTAGTTGTTGTAACTGCGGCGGTATCTGTTGGCACTTCAAAGTTTCGAAGATAATTGTCCGTGCCATCTCCGATCACGACTGGCTGATTTAATGTTAGTAGTGGAAGATCTGAAAGTACACCAACATCAATCGCAATATCTTTTGTTACTGCGATAGGTTCGTTACCAAGTTGATCAACAGTTGGAATCAATGTTCCTTGATCGAACACACTTACCTTTGGACGAATGCGAAGATCTGTAAACGAGAACGTAACGTTGAGTTTCATTAGCGAGTTTTCTTCTGACCACGAAAAATTCATACTCTGTATTCCAGTTGGAAATACATCATAGATGTTATATTCGATTACAGTATTCTGAGCTCTGTCGTATACAAATACATTGACTGAAGGACATGCATATGTATCTTTATATGCTACTTCGTATGGCGTTTTTCCGTCACCAACATTGTTGTTGATGTTTGCTCCACCGAATGAATCGCGGTTTACGATCTTATTCATCCATGCTTCGAAGAAATCAATAACACGCGCTTGCTTATCGACGATAAATTGAAGCGTAAAGTCTCCGACATTAACACCATATGCCACGTTCTCAACTGGTCCAAATCCATATCTTCTGACGTTTTGTTCTTGTAAAAGATTCAGCGTTGGAAGAATAGCATTTTCGCATCTCATCGTTAAGAGAGAATCAACGCCATCACGAATAGCCGAGTTTGGAACCCATGTCATCGGAGAAAACACGACTAAGAAGCTGTGCATAGGAAGAACATTGTCAGCTGAAGCGACCTGTCCTCTGAATTTCGATATATTAAATGTGTCTCCCGCACGTCGATCTAAGTTAAAAGATTCGTTTTGCGTGCTGTTGATTCCGAACGGATTGTTTTTGTCAAAGTTTGTTGCAGTTCGGAAATTTGCCTTTACTTCTTCTTTTGCCGGTTTTGATGATGGTCCCTGCGGTCCCTGTGATCCAGCTTTGACACCGCTGACAGGTGAACGCGGTGGTCCAGATGGGGTTCGTGCGGCTGATGATTGAGCTCGAGGATCATTTAATCTACCGAGTTTGACTAACTCTAAAGCTACTGGATCACCCTTAGTAAGAATTTGGCCTACCGTAGATGGATTTGTTCCTTTTAGCGTTTTTTCACGGGTTGATAGTGTCAATTCGCTATAACGAGATTCTACTGGTTTACCTCGAGAGTTTGATACAAAGTTAGGTGGATTTGCCATTACTTAGTAACTCCTAGCATTCTTTTCGTGTCCATCCAAACTTGATTCTTTCTTGCTTTGACGAAACGTTCTGTTGGTAAGAAGAGCGCGATATCCCATTCTGATGGATAAACGTACATAAACTTTGATTGTACGTGAGAAGTCAAGTAATGTTTAATGCATGGCGCATACCATCTTAGCTTTGCAGCCTGAGTCATCAGTTCGTAACTGAGTTTCAGGCGAGTAGACTCATCGTAACGAGTGTTGTTTGCAAAGTCATATAAGCCGTCCATCAACTTCGCTCTGAGTTGTAACGGCAAGTAGTGTAAGTTGAGTCCCATGAATCCGCCTTTGACTTTCTTATAAGGAAAGATCAGCGGAAATCTGTCGTAATATGGAAGCTCTTCTTTATGTTTTGGATCATAATAGAACATGTACATCGAACCGAGCATCGGTTGAGTGGTCATACGAGTCGTATCACCTTTCATCATCGTACGCTCATTGATACGATTCATTTTACCGGCAGTATCTCTGAACCATTCACGCGCGGAGTTAGTACGTGCAGGAATCTGTCCTGAACGAACACCTTGTGTGATGATAGTATCAAATATGATTGCCATTAAAACTTAATTCCCAATTCTTTTTCGGTCAGTATCTCGAACTTCCAAGCTCGGTCATTGCAATATACTGCAGCGGCTCTCCACTTGGCTTCATTGACGCCCCATGTCATGACTTCATTAATATAACGCTTATTAGGCTTATTTATCACCACTGGAGGCCGAGTCTGAGCGTGAGGTTTTATTTCAACAACTACTGTGTCGATCTTGCCTTCTGGCGTTTTCTTCTTGACAATGAAGTCAGGAAAGTATCGATGTACTCGATTGTCAATAGGAGAGCGATACGGAATGACGAGTTCTTCACTTCCCCATTGCACGACATTAGGATGAGAATCTAAGTACATCATGAACTTGAGTTCCCACCGACTACGATATATGATATTATTCGAATCGCCAATATACTTTTTCGTATTCTTTGGTCGAAACTTTCCCTTATAAGCCATGGATCTATTTATAAATAAGATATAAGACTTATAACCTGAGAGAACATATGGCACTCGTCAAAGTAAATATCGATAGCTTTAAGAAAGATGCAGGCGGACTGCTGAATAAGCTAACAAATAAGATTGTTAACAAGCTAGAAGATAAGCTTGAAAACGCAGTCGAAGATCTTTTTGCAAAAGGTCTGAAGAAAATCGGTCTGTCTGATAAAATCGCCGCCGAATTATCTGCTCGCTTTGGCGATGCGCTGACTTCTGGATTGGAAGACAAGTACTTTCAAACTTTCACCAGCGAAATGAAACGTGCATCATGCGCAGATATTCGCAACAACTTCTCACCAAATCAAGGCAATCTGATCGGTGCATCAGCCGCTGCAGAAACATATGTTGACGCTATTCAACGTGCTTCAAATAAAGTCACCATAGACGGTTTGCCTACTTTGCAGTTTCCTAGTCATATCAGTGAAAAATACTATATGGCATTCAAGTTTAAGCAGTACCAAAGGCCGGCTCCTGAAGCCAGAGGTATACTGAAGTTTGTGCAAGCATTTGCATTACCTTTACCAAAAGGAATTCGTGAATCGTTTGAAGTGAACATCGATCAAACCTCTACTGGATCAGTCGGAGGAATTGCAGATGCAATGCAAAAAGCTCTTACACCAGGAGCTGATAAAACACAAGTAGCAAAAGAAGCGGCAATTGCATTATTATATGCAAAGGCTGTTCAATCGACAGGCGACATTGGACAAGTTGCTGGGCAAGTAGCTGGAGCAGTTCCGAACCCGCATGTTCAAGCACTATTCAGTGGCGTCCCATTGAGACAGCACCGATTCGAATGGACATTTGCTCCAAGAAATGCGGCTGAAAGCGAAGATCTTATGAAGCTGATTAAAGCGATGAAAGCTTTTACTCTTCCTGCATTTAGCAGCCTCGGAACACAAGCCCTCGCATATCCTTTCTTATGTCAACCAGAATTAATCATTGGTAAAAATAAAGAAATGATCATGTTTGCTCCATGCTTGATTCAATCAGTCGAAATAAACTATTCTCCACAAGGCTTACCGGCTTTCTTTGAAGGCACTAATCTTCCGGTGTTTATCGAACTATCAGTTTCGATGATTGAAACCGAGATGCAAACCGCTGATCGTTACGGCAGAGAAGGTGGCGACAGAATCCAAGAGATGTGGAAAGAATTAACTGACACCATCGAAAAGGGTGCAGGACTCGAGCCCGGCGGATTGAATAAAGAAGTGACAAGAATTCAAAAAGGCATAACAGAAAAATTCAGCAGTTCGCCGAAAAAAGATAGTCCAGCGAGAACGGGTACTTAAAGATGTCAAGATATTTCGATAGATT